CTTTTGAGAGTCTACGATTATAAAGGTACATTAGACGTAACTAAATTGCTGAAGTCTGATAACAACACTACAACAAATGCAATTACTGCAACAGTTACCTCTACAATTTTCTATGGTGATGGAAATGCAAGAGCGAATGCTAAGTTTGAAAATGGTCTAATTAGATATCCTGGAATTTACCTGAATACAGATGGTCATGTAAGTTCAGACAAAAAGTTGCAAGACGGTGAAAAATATCACAACTTCTCATATATCATTAAAACGCAAACGGATTATGCTAAATTCAGAAGTGCCTTGAATGATATTGTACACCCAATAGGAACAAAGACGTTTGTTATCAGAGTTGATTCGAATGAAGAAAACATTGCAATAAGCAACAATACACAAGTTATAGCTATTACTGAACTATCAGACACTTTCAATATTGCAGTGAATTCAAATACCATCGTATCCACAAACGGCAGTGCTAATTTGTTGGCCACCGTTAACGTTGGTGATGTTATTATCTTGTCGAATGTACATAAAACATTGCAAAATACAGTTAATATTGTAACTGGTTCCAACCTACTTTTTGGTCACGCAAACAGTGTAAACTTTATTAATGACTTGCAAGAGGGTGATACGATTTATCTATCAACTGGAAACACAACCACCATTAAGACAGTCACAAACTCCAATTATGCCATTTTGAATACTGTCATTAATGTAACTTCTACATCAGCTACAGTGAATGTTATTCATACTGAATTTTCCACCGCAAATTCTGTCAATGCTAATACTATTATTACCAAGACAATATTTAAGGCTAATGGTCGCAATTTAAATGCTACCATCCAAAAAGTTAGATAAATAAAATTATGTCTGCACTTATAACAAAAAACTTCAAGATTTTATTGGCCAAACAAGTTTATAACTTGATGGAACTTGGCGCCAATTCTTACCTTCCGGCGGATAGAAAATCTTTTATTTACGCATTTTTAGGTAAACAATTACCTTGGAATTCCGGAACGGAAGTTGCTGCCACACCAGCCGACAGCATCAATGCATTCAATGATTATTATAAACGAGGCATTTTTGCTAAACAAGTTTCTTTGGAAAACTCATCACTTGTTGCACCAAGAATAGATTGGACTTCCAATACAATATACAACACATATGAAGCAAATTCAAACTTTTATGTGTTGAATTCCAAAGACCAAGTTTTCAAATGTCTTTCCAATAATTATGGAACTTCATCGACAAGTGAACCAGAACTCTCTCTTTCCACCACATCACTTGAAGAACCATATGTCGAAACTTTAGATGGATATAAGTGGAAATATATGATGACGTTAACGTCATTGCAAAAACAAAAGTTTTTGACTGCCGAATGGATGCCTGTCGTTTACAATAAGTTTGTTCGTGCTGCCGCTGAACCGGGTTCAATTGACATTGTAACAGTGACTAATTCTGGAAATAATTACACGGATGGTACGACACAATCTATTATAACAATTGAAGGTGACGGTACAGGAGCTATTTTAAAAGCAAACGTTTCCAGTGGACAAGTTCAAGATATTGTTATACAGAATCGCGGAAACTATTACACTTATGCAAATTTAACTTTCACTGATGTGACTGGTGGAACAGGAACTGCGGCCGCCGCAACAGTATCAATTGCTCCACATGACGGACATGGTTATGACCCAGTTTATGAATTGGGCGCAAGTACAGTTATGTTCAACGTAGAATTTGACGGTGAAGAAGGTGGTGCAATACCAGTAGATAATGACTTCCGTGAAATTGTTCTGATACAAAACCCATATTTGAACGGAACTACAACTCTAGCCACCGCCAATGGATATAGTCTCTACACTAAAGTGAAAGTTTCGCCTGGTATCGGTGATTTCAATACAGATGAGATTGTTTTCCAAGGAGGAACTTTCTCTGATGCGAGTTTCACGGGTGAAGTAATATCTTTCGACACCGTTGAGAATTTTTTATACTTGAACAACGTTCGCGGAACAATTTCAGAGAATCAAGCGATTAAAGGATTCTCAACGGGTTCTATTCGCATTGTTAATAATGTGGTAGCACCGACATTGGATTTATATTCAGGTAAGGTATTATACATAGCTGATAAATTACCAATTACAAGAGATGCTGACCAAACGGAAAGAATCCGTTTCATACTGAGTTTCTAAGAGGAATAAATGACAACTCTATTCAATTACGACCCATACTACGATGATTTCGATGAAGATAAAAACTTCATGCGCGTTTTGTTTCGTCCAGGTTATTCGGTCCAAGCAAGAGAATTAACGCAATTACAAACCATTCTTTCTAACCAAATTGAAAAATTTGGTAATCATATCTTTAAGAGTGGTAGTCCAATTATCGGTGGTAAAGTTTCTCTTGATAAGAAAGCAAACTATGTACTATTGCAATCTCAGTTTGGTGGGACGGACATTGATGCAACTCAGTTTTTGAATAAAACCGTTGTTTCTTTTGGAAGCGGCAAAACCGTAAGAGCAAAAGTTATTGCTATTGATACTACAGATTCAACATCTCCAGCACTTATTATTAAATATTTGAGCGGTGATAAATTTGCAGAATCTGAAACTGTTCGTGTTTATGGTGAAGACATTTTTGCTACACTTAAAACGACAAATGCAACTGGTGGTTCTTTCGTTGCAAGTATACAAGAAGGTGTTTATTACTTTAAAGGACAATTTGTTAAGGTTGTTCCACAATTCTTATTGGTCGAATTGTTTTATAGAATTGGTAATTCCTCTACAGTAAATCTCAAACCCTCATACAAAATAGGTATTGAATTTGATGAAAATATTGTAGATGAGGTTGATGATACTTCTCTGTTGGACCCAGCACAAGGCTCATTTAACTATCAAGCACCTGGCGCAAACAGATTTGAAATTGCTACAAACTTAGCAAAGAGAACAATTGATTCTTCTGACGTTTCAACCTTTTTCGAAATCATTCGCTTAGTTGATGATACAGTTGTTAAAGAAATTGATTATCCAATTTACAGTGAAATTGAAAAAACATTAGCACGTAGAACATATGATGAATCTGGAAACTATACTGTTGACCCATTCGTCATTTCATTGGAAGAAGGCGATGTGGCCAATGGAAAATTTAGTGTCGTTCTCGACCCAGGTAAAGCTTATGTTGGTGGTTATGAATTTCAAACGATAGCACCAACAACAATAAGTGTAGATAGAGCCCGAGAAGTTTCGAATGTAAACGATTATGATTTGCCAACAAATTATGATTCCAGTGTTGTTCTAGCTAACGTTCGCGGAACATTAGATATTTCCACATATCCACAGTTGGACATACACTGTGTTCCTCATGCAAGCATTTCAATATCTACAGGTCCTGCGTATAACTCCACAAAAATTGGAACTGTTTATACACATATGATTCGTTACAACGATTCAACGAATTCCGCTAACGGTAATTCACATACGTTTACAACATATACATTTGGTGCAAATAATTCGCCGATAACCGGAACTCTAGGTGCTTCAGGTTCTTCAGCAACAACTATTGCTATTCCTGCCACGTTTAATTCTTCATTGACTGCAAATGCATATGCAAATATGTATTTTAGAATTATGAACGGTTTAGGTAACGCACTTGCTCCTATTCTGATTGTAAGTTCAAATACAACAACTTTGAATCTGGAATCTTCTCTACCTTTCATTCCTTCATCAAACACATTTAGCATTGAGTCTGATTTTTCTGCGGCAGAATCTCTTGTCGCAAATGGTGGATTGTACATTGCATTTGCAGGTAACATTGATGCTGATTCAAAATCGACAACTACAGGATTTGCATCTATCAATGAGCCAGCGAGAGCTTCATTGATATTCAATCCACCACAAACTGCAATTAAAGCGAATACAATTTCTAATATGGATTTCTATGTTAGAAAGAAATATTCTGGTACAACTGCTGGTGGTAAATTTACTGTAACTTCTTCCGGTACAGATACATTTGCATTCTCAAGTGGCTCAGGTATAATTTCTGATGCACTTTTACAAGACAATATTATTTGTTTTGTTCGTTCAGATAGTGCGAGTAACGTTCAGTTTGGTGTCACACCAAACACAGTAATTGCTCTTTCCAACAATAATTTTACCGTAACTTCAGTTTCTACATCTTCTTTTGAAGTTGATTTGAAAGTTACTGAGACAGTTAAAGTTGATTTGTTGGTAACGACAAAAATAAACAATGCAGAGGTTGGTGCAACAGGTGTAACAAAACGTAAACAACTTGTTCCTATTACTGGTGGTACCGACTTACATTCATTGATTCCATATGAAATGAATACAGGTGGAACTCAAGGCAGTGATGTTTTATATTCTGCAAATACTTCCGGAGAAACCGTGACATTCTCTGGTGGTACTGTTTTTACCAGTATTGGTGCAACTAACTTTACGATAGATTCAGCATTAACTGACTTGAGAACACCAGGTAAAGTTGTGAGTTTACAGGTTCCTGATGTTTATGAAATAATTGGTATTTTCGATTCGAAAACAAATTCAAATGTAACTTCAGCAATGCTAACAAACTCTGCTCATAATGTTACAAACAGATATGATTTTGATAATGGTCAAAGAAAAACTTATTATGACCATGCAACTATTAAATTGAAGCGTGGCTTTTCTGCGCCGACAGGTAGAATTTTTGTTCAATACAGATATTTCAAGAGCCTTTCTGTATTCAATGGACTTTTCACTATTGATTCATACGCACAAGGTTCCAACATTGATTATGATGAGGTTCCTTCATTTAATGATAAAGAGAATAATAACATATTGAGCTTAAGGTCAGCTTTTGATTTTAGACCATATAAAACAATTGCTGGAACCTCTTTATCGGGAGCTTTAAATCCGGAACCTTTAGAAAATATTGAGTTGTCTTATGATTATTTCTTACCTAGAATTGATAAAATTGTTGTAAAATCCGGAGGACAATTTTCGATAGTCAGAGGACAGGCAGCAATACAACCTGTTGCTCCAACTATTGACACTAAGGATATGTTAATTTACACTTTAACTATTCCTGCATATACAGAAAGTGTCAAAGACATTCGTGCCGATTTTAAAAATAATCGTCGTTATACGATGGAAGATATTCAAAGTTTTGAAGATAGAATTCGAGGCTTAGAATATTATGTTGCATTAAATTCTTTGGAAAAAAATGCGGCAGATGCTAAAATTTTAGATAATAATGGTTTAGAGAGAGCAAAATACGGCATACTTGTTGATAATTTCACCAATAAAGAACTTTCTCAAGATACATTTAAAATCGATAATAGAAATGTTTTAGATAAAGGTTCTTTGCAGCCTGCATCATTAATGAGACAGGTTAAACTGAATGCTAACAATGCACTTCATACGGGCTCAACAAAAATTGTTGGAACTGGAACAAAAAAAGCATATATGCTTTCTCACACTTCTAGTAGTTTTGCTCAACAACAATACTATACTAGAGCTATACCAATCACTCAAGCATTATTCGCAAATTTTAAAGGAACAACAAAACTCTTCCCCGAATTTACTGGAGATGTTGATACTGGTGTAACTGCCAAAGTAACATTAAATTCCACACAAAGTATTGAGAATGCATTTAATTTTATAAATGGCGCATTTAAATATATTGCGGATAGCAACCCACAGTGGACTAATGACAAAGATAGTCCATTTGCACAAGTTATTGACAGTAAATGGTATCAAACTAGAAGTGAATCTGTTGTTGGAGAAGCAGGCTGGCAAACAGAAGGATTTGGTTTTATAACAACGACAAATGAAATTACTTCTATTTCTGCCGGTGCTGAACTTCAACAAAAACAAATATCTACTTCTTCTTCACAAGTCGATGTGGGAACTTTTGTTACCGATTTGGCTATTCAGCCTTATATGAAACCTAAGAAAATTATATTCTCATCCGTTGGTTTAAGACCATCAACAAGAATGTATAATTTCTTCGATGATACAGCAGTTAACCAATATATTGTTGTTCCAAATCTAGTTACTTTAAATGTGAACACAACCCTGGTTAACGGTGAAACTGTTCTTATTGCTAATACCTATGCCGATTTATTGGCAAATGTTGCAAGTTTAGTTTCAGGTGGAACATCATATAAAACTGGTACCGTTGTAATGAGCGAAATAGGTTCAGCTAATGTTTCAATTGTAAATGAAAATTCAACGATAAACCTGGCAAGCAAGTTCATTTATGGTATTGACACTGGAAATGTTTACTCTATTTCATCAGTAAATGACCATCGTTCAGGTGTCACAAGAGGAATAACCTCAACAACAATAACTCTTGCTACTGATGCTCCTTCTTACGATATTTCTGGAAATACTTTGTATTTGATTAGAAAAACTAGCGATGAAATTGGAGTGGGTGCGGCCTTCGCAATTACTGGATATGACACATCAACTAAAGTGGCAACAGTCAGTGGCGCCGGCTCTTATGTTGGTCAACAATATGTCTACAGTTTTGGTAATAATAAGAGCAATAAATTAGGTCAAATTGGTGGTGCATTTTACATGCCATCAGCCACTTTCCGTTCAGGACAAAGAAATTTCCGTATTACGGAATCGTTTAATAATTCTTATGATGCTGATGCGGTTTCTTTTGCAGACAAAATTTATACATCTTCTGGTATAACACTAAACAAAACAACATTAGTTGACACTGTTCTAAATGTTGATATTGATTCCAAAATTGTTGGTAGCACAACTTCCGCAAGAACTGTTGGAACAAGAGAAGTTAGTAGAGCATTTACTGCAATCGAATTACCAACTTTCGCCGTTGTAGAAGGTGGTGGCGGTGGTGGTGACGGCGGTGGTGGTGGAGATGACCCATTAGCTCAAACATTTTTTGTTGATTCATCAAAATATCCTTTTGGTTTATTTTTGGAAAGTATAGATTTATTTTTCAGAGCAAAAGATGATGACAATATTCCTGTTGTTGTTCAAATTAGACCAACTGTAAATGGTTCTCCATCTTCAGATTATTGGTATCCAGAATCTGTTGTTGTTAAATATCCAGGAGAAATTAACATTTCGGAAAATCCTTTATTATCGGAAAGTTCAACAGTAACGAATTTTAAATTTGATTTTCCTGTTTATCTAAAACCAGGTTTGTATGCATTTGTTGTTCTAACAAGTTCTAACGAATACACAGTTTGGGAAGCAGAAAAGGGTAGTACAACCGTTAATAATGAATTTGTTGACAAACAACCGTATTTGGGAACACTCTATAAATCTCAAAATGCAATGGAATATTCACCTTTCATGAATGAAGATTTGATGTTCAGGTTGAATCGTTGTGTTTTCCCAACAACTCCTGCAACATTCTATTTTGAAAATGAAGCAACACCTTCTCTATATTATGTTGATAAATTTAAAATGATGGAAACTTCAATTGTTCCTTCAGTTGGTGTGACCAGTTTAAATTATTCACTGGTGTCAACAACTGCTCTGGGTGTAAAAGAAACAATCTATAAACCTATTGTTCCTTATGCAACATATTCTCTTGCTTTCGATGAGACTTATGCTGTTGGTTCTCGCCGCAAAAGACTGGGTAATAAAAATGATTGGACTGTAAAAGCGGTTATGTCAACCATAAATGATGCAGTTTCTCCAATTATTTCTCAAGAAAGTTTACACTTGAATGTCTGGGAAAACTTCCTTGATAATGCCGAAATTAATTCTGAAGATTTCACAATTATTGCTCCCGGTTCAGGATATAGCAACGCAAACTTAATTACAATTACTAGTTCTACTGGTGCTGGAGCAAATGCAAACGTAACTGTTGATGCTAACGGTAATGTTGTTGGTGTTTATGTTACCACTACAGGTCTTGGTTATCTTGACGATTTCGATATTTCTTATTATACACATCCAACAACACCTGCAACAATTGTTTTGAACAGTGAATTTGATTCTTCCGGTGGTCCTTGTCTAGCGAGATACATCACCAAGCCAGTCAAATTAGCTGATGGTTATGAAGCAGGTGACTTACGTGTATTCTTAAGTGCAAATAAACCCGGTGTTTCAGAAGTTTCTGTTTTCTACAAAGTATTGTCTGATTCTGATGCAACCGAATTTGATGATAGACCATATCAGAAGATGGTGTGTATTAATCCTACTACAACATCTTCTCAAGATTTATCTACTTATCGTGAATATGAGTATCGTCCATCAGCAACAGTGAACCAAGTTACTTACACTGGAACTAACGGAGTTACTTATGATACATTCAAAACTTTTGCTATTAAGATTGTTTTGACTTCTAGCGACCCAGCTATTCCTCCAAGTGTAAGAGACTTACGTATCATTGCAACACCTGCGGAGTGATGAATGAAACTGAAAGTTGAAGGTACAAATTTTGTGAAGGATACTGCAACGAACGCCCTTCTGATGACGGGACGTTCTGCGTTAATTGAAAATGAAGCAAGAAGAAAACTCGCCCAAAGAATTAACGGTAAAAATGATGAGATAAATAACCTTAAGACCCAAGTAGAATCTATGTCTCAAGACATGAAAGATATAAAACAACTACTCAACGCTTTATTGAATCAGAGTAAAGAATAATGCCAATCAGTAATATTACCAGAACAAACACAGTTGACGAATGGCGCATACAGACCAATCTGTCAGCTAATGCTCTCAATAAAATTGAGACAGGAAACTACGATAAAATATCAGGCTCTTTAAACATTGCCTGTACCGCAGTTTTGACAATTACATCTACAGGAACAGGTCTTTCTGTAGCAAACAATGCACTTGTTTCTGGTGATTTTACAGTAGGTAGAAGTATTGCTCTGGGTTCAGAAGGCGCCGCAACTGGTAATTTGACTGTTGGTGCAAATGTTTTCATTTACGGCAGAGGTGCTGCTCTTTTTGTTGCGAACAGCGCAATTGTTAATGTTAGCATTCAAGCTACACAATCTATTCGCACAAACAATTTTATTGCTAATACAGACGCTTCTATTACAGGAACTGCTCAACTCGGCATACTAACTGTCAACACAAATGCAACCGTTGGCACAACTCTTGCTGTTGTAGGTAACACAACTGTTGGTAATTTGGTAACTGCAAATTCTGTTGTTGGTGATAATGGTAGATTTTCAAGTAACGTTGTTGCATCACACTTTGTTACTGTTGCCGGTTCTTTAGTTGCTGATAGTGCGAGAATCACCTCTAACGCAACTTTTGGTGAAACCACTGCCACAACCATTAACACAACCAACGCCAGAATTTCTGGTAATGCTAACGTTGCTCATGTCACTGCTACAGGTTCTTTAGTTGCTGACTCAGCTAGAATTGCCGCAAATGCAACCTTTGGTGAAACAACAGCGACGACTATTAACACCACTAATGCTAGAATTAGTGGTAATGCCAACGTTGCTCACTTAACAGCATCGGCTTCTGTTGTAGCAGATAACGCTAGAATTACTGCAAATACAACTGGCGCACATTTTATTGCATCAGGCTCATTAGTAGCCGACTCAGCTAGAATTGCGGCTAACGCAACCTTTGGTGAAACAACTGCTACAACTATTAACACAACCAACGCTAGAATTTCTGGTAATGCTAACGTTGCTCATGTCACTGCTACAGGTTCTATAGTAGTAAATAATGCCAGAATTTCTGCTAATGCAACTTTTGGTGAAGAAACAACAGCGACAACAATCAATGCTACAAATGCTAGAATTTCAGGCAATGCTAACGTAGCACATCTAACAGCTTCTTCTTCAGTTGTTGCTGATAGTGCAAGAATCACCGCAAACACAACTGGCGCACACTTTATTGCATCAGGTTCATTGATTGCAGATAACGCAAGAATTACCGCAAATGCAACCTTCGGCGAAACAACTGCTACAACTATTAACACAACCAATGCTAGAATTTCAGACAATGCCAACGTTGCTCATGTTACCGCATCTGGTTCTTTAGTTGCTGACTCAGCTAGAATAACTGCTAACGCCACATTTGGTGAAACAACTGCCACAACTATTAACACAACCAACGCTAGAATATCTGGTAATGCCAACGTTGCTCATGTTACCGCATCTGGTTCTTTAGTTGCTGACTCAGCTAGAATAACTGCTAACGCCACATTCGGTGAGACTACTGCTACTACAATTAATGCAACTAATGCTAGAATTTCAGGCAATGCCAACGTTGCTCATCTAGCCGCTTCTGCTTCAGTTGGTGCTGACAATTTGATAATAACAAATGATGCAGGTATCGGTGGCACATTAAGAGTTACAGGAAACTCCGTTTTCGGTAATGTAAACACTGCTAATATGATGTACGCCGGCTCTCTAAGAACGGTCGGCCGTGCAGACGTTGGTGGTGCTTTTACTGTTGGTGCTGATGCATCTATTGATGGAAAGTTAACTGTCGGTGGAGACTTTGTTCTTTCTGGTGATATTGTTTATGATACCGATGTATTGTCAATTAGCACAGTAACTCCAGTTACAACAACTGGTGCGGCATATTATGGTGTCTTTAGAGGAAATACTTCTGGTGGTGTAACCGCTCATAACATGGCACCGAGTGCGGTCATTGTTAATGAACGCTCTTATAAAGTTAATAGCTTAGGTTCAACTTTGTTGCAATGGCAAGCCAGATTCAGTTCATTAACTCAAATTCCTACTGTCGGACAAATTATTGTTGCTACTTCTTCAGGCGCTTTAGCTGGTGGTGGATTGGTAACAGATAGAGATAGTGATGCTAATGCTTACATTCGTTGGGCCGCTTCTTCTAATACATGGCAAATTCGTGACGTATTTAATTCTGACGTTGGTACAAGCTATTCTAAGATTCTCACTGCAAATCTAATTAGCGATTCTTTAACTTCTACAAGCACAGATACTTTCTTGAGTTCTTCTGGTGCAAAGAGTTTGAAAGATTCTATCAATACTGAAATTAGTGATAGACAGGCTAATGTCGGCGCGCTTAATATTACAGTCACAAATAATTATCAAGCCAACGTTGGACAGCTAAGATTAGACGCCGAGAATGCCAATACTTCTCTTGCCTCCAATATTGGTGCCGCTAGGATTGCTGATACTGCTTCAGCACAAGCAAACACTGGTGCCGCGAGACTGGAACTTTTAGCCAATGTTGGTGCTGGTTTAATTACTGCTACGGATGCAGGTCAGGCTAACGTTGGTGCTGGTTTATTAGCATATCAAACCACTTCACAAGCAAACACTGGTGCCGCGAGACTGGAACTTTTAGCCAATGTTGGTGCTGGTTTAATTACTGCTACGGATGCAGGTCAGGCTAACGTTGGTGCTGGTTTATTAGCATATCAAACCACTTCACAAGCAAACGTTGGTGCGGGATTATTGTCTTATCAAACCACTTCACAAGCAAACGTTGGTGCAGGTTTAATTGCTTTAAACACATCGGTTCAAGCTAACGTTGGTGCTGGTATTATTACTGCGAACGACAACCTTAAGAATTACACTAATGAAACTTTCCTTCCAAAAACTGGTGGAACAATTTCAAGCGATTTAATAATAAGTGGAAGTTTAACTGTAAGTGGAACAGTTACAACAATAAACACGGAAGAAATTAATTTAGCTGACAATGAAATCGTATTAAATTCGAATCACATAACGAATGTGATGCCTACGCAAAATGCGGGTATTATAATTAACAGAGGCAATTTAGCAAATTCACCAAACGTTTTCATTCTCTACGATGAAGAAAACGACTACTGGGTATTGAGAGATAATATTGGACAATTTATTATTGCAACAGCCGCAAACGTTGGTGCTGGAATAATTTTAGCCAATACCAACCTTAAAAATTATGTTGATGCGGCAATAGCTGGAAAAGATAATACTGATGAAATCACTGAAGGTTCAACAAATCTTTATTTCACTAATGCAAGAGCTAGAGCGGCAGTAAGCGCATCTGGTTCTTTAAGCTATGACTCATCTACTGGTGTTTTTAGTTATTCAACTCCCAATTCAGATGGAATTTCAGAAGGTTCAACAAATCTTTATTTCACTAATACAAGAGCTAGGGCAGCAGTTGGTGTAGCAGCCACTTTTGGTGCACCATTGAGTTACATTTCTGGAAATGGAACTTTTCAACACTTGAATTCTGGTGTTACAGCAACTGGTTATGGCGACAGTGTTAATGTTCCTGTTTTTATAGTAAATGCAACAGGACATGTTACATCAGTAACAAATACTGCAATTCGTACAGCCACAACTTCTGTAACAGGTATTGTTCAATTGACTGATACTGAAGGTTCGACAAGCACAACAACAGCGGCCACACCGAACGCAGTAACCACAGCCAACACAAAGATGAGAAATTATGTTGATGCGGCAATAGCTGGAAAAGATAATACTGATGAAATTACTGAAGGAAGTACCAATTTATACTTCACAAATACAAGAGCTAGAGCGGCAGTTGGTGTAGCAGCCACTTTTGGCGCACCACTAAGTTACATTTCTTCGAATGGAACTTTTCAACACTTGAACTCCGGTGTTACGGCAACTGGTTACGGTGACAGTGTTACAGTTCCTGTTTTTGTAGTAAATGGAACTGGACACCTTACATCAGTAACAAATACTGCAATTCGTGCAGCCACAACTTCTGTAACTGGTATTGTTCAATTAACAAGCTCCGTTTCAAGCACAAGCACGACAACGGCTGCCGTTCCAGCATCTGTGAAAGTTGCATATGATTTTGCTCAAGCGGCATTTACCGCGGCAAATACTGTTGCTGGTACATCAACTAATCCACAATTTAATTCTATAGGTGTCGGCACAGCCGCTTCAACAACAGCAGGTGAAATTCGTGCAACTGCTGATATCACTGCTGGCTACTCTGACGATAGACTAAAGAATAAAGAAGGCAACATACAAAGTGCATTAGAAAAAGTTTCTAGTTTGAATGGCTTCTACTACACTGCTAATGAAGTTGCTCAACAACTTGGTTATCCTTCAAAGAGACAAGTCGGTATTTCAGCACAAGAAGTTCAAAATGTTTTACCTGAAGTTGTTGTGCCAGCGCCTATCGATGAAACATACCTGACTGTACAATATGAAAAAATGGTACCTCTGCTGATTGAAGCTATCAAAGAACTAAAAGCAGAAATAGAAGAACTAAAGAAGAAGTAAAATGGCAGCATTTTCAGAATTAGTTATAGAACAAGGCGCAACATTCAATACAACATTGAATGTGGAAGATACTGCCGGAACAGCAATTAATTTGTTTGCTTATACCGCAGAATCTCAAATGCGTAAATCGTACTATTCATCGAGTGCGACTACCATTACATCCACAGTCACAGGTACTGCAAATGGTGAAGTTACTCTTTCAATGACTGCCGCAAATACTGCAAGTTTAAGTCCTGGAAGATATGTTTATGATGTTAAAATTACATCACCGGCAAGTGTTGTTACTAGAGTTGTTGAAGGTATAGTTACTGTTTTGCCATCTGTTACGAGGTAATAATGGTAACTGCTAGAATTCGAACACCAGGAGTAATAGGTAAAGTTGAGGTCCAACAGACACTCAGAACCACCGTTGCTGACCCAAAATTTAAACTAAAACCAAATGTCGCTTTGACGGAGTTGGTTGATACCAATATAACAACACTTGAGGACGGACAAGTTGTGACCTACAGTTCAGCCGCAGGTAAATTCATTGTCAGAGGCTTAGGCGACATTGACACAAAAATTGACAATATAAATGGTGGATTTTTTTGATTATTCCAGGACATAAATACTAAAACAAGAAGATTCCAACAAGGAACCAAAAAATGGCAAATACAGTAATTCAATTAAAATATTCCAATATAACCAATAAGCCACCGCTACTTAATGTAGCTGAACCTGCTTATTCTAACGTATCTGGAACATTGTGGATAGATGACGGCACG